CAAGTTTTGATTTACAACCAAAATTCAGAGGGGGGGGGATAACGATATTGATATAATATGAATAAAGGACGGAAAAAAATACCAACAGAGATAAAAAAAGCACGTGGGACATTACGCAAATCACGTGAAACAGAAAATCAAATGCAAGTCAAAAAAATTGACGGACTTCCGATTGCACCAAATTGGTTGTCAGAAATTGGACGCGAACAATTTGACATTGTGGTCAAACAATTGAATGACCTTGAAATGTTGTTTGAAATAGACCTTCAATTGATTGTTGCTTATTCAAATTCAATGGCGTTGCATATAGAATCGGAACAAGAATTGCGACGTGTTGGACGTGTCATGGTTTATCGTAATGACGAAGGGCAACCAAAACATTCACAAATCGTTCCATTGCAAACAGTATCAAAACAAGCGTTGGACCAAGCGTTGAAAATTGCGGTTCAATTTGGATTGACGCCAAGTGCAAGAACAAAAATTTCACAACCAAAATTGGAAATTAAAGACAATGAATTTAATTTCTTTAACGATTAAAAAATTATAAAATGAAAATATTAACACGAATCACAAAATATATTTTATTGAATTTAGAAATTGCATGGTTATTTTTAAAGGCCATTTTCTATTTTTTAAAATCAAATATTTATTTACTATTATTAAAATTAACATCAAAAATTCAACAAATGGCAAAACGAATTTTCAATGTTCACCGTGAAAAAAAAAGTGTCAAAAGACGCGGTGTGCATGCAAAAACAAAGACATCAAAAAATAAAAAATCGGTTAATTATCGCAAAAAATATAATGGTCAAGGACGTTAATTTTTGATCGTTTGACAACAGAGGTAAATCCATTATCTTTTTGTTTTAATATATAGATACCATAAAACTATAAAAGTGTCTTAAATCAAAGATTATGCCACAACACGTTGATTTGTGATTTTCTTAATAATACATAAAAATGAGTAAAAAAAAATATTATTTTGACGAAAAAAAAGCCAATCGGGCGGTTGCATTTATTGAAAAATTTTTGACACACACCAAAGGCGAATTGGGCGGTCAACCATTTATTTTGGAACCGTTTCAAAAAGACGAAATCATTAAACCAATTTTCGGTTGGGTTGACAAAAATGGATTGCGAAAGTATCGGACCGTTTATATTGAAATTCCAAGAAAAAACGGAAAATCAAATTTGGCAAGTTGCATTGCATTATATTGTTTATTTGCCGACGGCGAAATTGGGGCCGAAGTTATATCGGCGGCCGCAAACCAAGCCAATATCGTTTTTAATATTGCAAAACAAATGGTCATTAATAATAAACAATTGTCAAAACGGTCAAAGGTATTTCGCAACGCAATCACATTGGAAAACAATGGTTCTTATTATAAATCCATTTCAAGCGAATCAACAACGGCACATGGAATGAATATATCATGTTGCATATTTGACGAACTACACGCCCAAAAAAACCGCGATTTGTGGGACGTTTGCACAACGTCAGTTGGTGCCAGACGACAACCATTGGTCGTTGCAATCACCACGGCGGGATTTGATAAACAATCAATTTGTTGGGAAATTAGCGAATACGCAACAAAGGTCCGCGACGGAATAATCAAAGACGAAACATTTTTGCCCATATTATATCGGGCCGAAATTGAAGACGATTGGAAGGACCCCGAAATTTGGAAAAAAGCAAATGCGGGTTTTGGTACAATTATAAAAGAATCATATTTTGAACAACAATTCAACAAAGCATTGAACACGCCTTCATTTGTCAACACGTTTCGGCGGTTGCATTTGAATCAATGGACGGGAAATGAAACGGCATGGTTGACCGACGACGAATGGGAAAAATGCAATATTTCAAAAATTGATTTAGAAAAATTAAAGGGACGGGAATGTTTTGGCGGAATTGACCTTGCGTCAACGCGTGATATTTCGGCCCTTGTGTTAATATTTCCCGACGACGACGGAAATTTTGACGTGGTTCCTTTTTTATTTGTTCCCGAATCAAAGGTTGACCAACGAATCGGTGGCGACGGTGTTGACTATTTAACATGGTCACAACAAGGATATATCATAAAAACCGAAGGGAATGTCCAAGATTATAAATTTATTCAAGCGAAATTCCTTGAACTTGCGGACCAATTTAATATTGTTTCATGTTCATTTGACCGTTGGAACTCAAGCCAATTAATAATTAATTTAATTGACGAAGGTGCAAAAATGAATCCAATTGGAATGGGTTTTGTTTCACAATCGGCACCAACAAAATATTTAGAAACATTGGTTTTAGACCGCAAAATTAATCATGGCGGACACCCCGTCATGCGGTGGTTCATTTCAAATGTGGTGTTGCAAGAAGACCCCGCAGGAAATATCAAGATAAACAAAGGCAAATCAAAAGACAAAATTGACGGCGTTGCGGCCCTTATTATGGCCCTTGCGGAATACATGAACACATTGGGCGGTGATAGTAATTCAATTTATGAAAGTCGGGGTCTAACTTTTATATAATTTTCGTATTAAAAAAAAATGATTATATTTGTTTCATACAAACAAAAAAAAACTTTATTATGGGAAACATGTCATATTGCCGTTTTGAAAACACGGCGGCCGATTTAACCGATTGTGTTAATTCAATTGAAAACGGCGAAATCATTGATTTAAATATATACGAAATTTCGGGTTTGAAAGATTTACAAATATTATCAAAATGTATTGTGGAATTATCTGACGAAATAGAACAAGGAATTTATAAATCTGAATATAAAATAAAAAATGAAAATTAAAATATAAAGGGGTTTCGGCCCCTTTTTTTATACTAACAATTTAAAAAACAATACAAATGAAAAAAGAATTTCAAAATTTTCGGTTTTGTTTACGGTGTCAACGAATGGCATTGATTCAAAAAAAATGTTGTGGGTTTTGTGGCGGCGACTTTATTTTGCAAGGTCACAAAACACGATTAAATTATCAAGACGTTTCGGACATGAACCGCGAACAAAATAAAAGGAATAAAATTATATACCATGAAAATCAACAAACAACAATTTGACCAATATATTTCAATTGTGAATTTAGGTGGTTTCAATAAATTATGTCCAAGGTCAAGACATCAAAATTTCATCACATTATCACGTCGGGAATATATGTTTATTCATTATAATATTAATCAATTATCTAAAATTTATAAATTATGAAAACATACACAATAAAAAAACTAATAAAAGGATATAAATTAAAATCAGAATTAAAGGGATTGACAATGGTTGGAATACCATTTAAATTCAAATATGAACCCATTAAGATTGAATTTGACGGCATTTCACAAATAATTGACAATACAACACCACTATTGCACAAAGAAATGTTTAAAGACAAATTCGGGCGGGACAAATATTATGTTTTATATTATTACGAATGGGACCCCGTGAAGGTTCAAATATCCTTATTTTAAAATTAAGACCCTTCGGGGTCTTTTTTTTTGTGCATAGTAATATATATATATTATTAATTATCTTTGTTTTTTAATCCACATAAATTTTAAATATTGGGACTATTTGATTTTTTTAAAACAGAAAAAAGACACGTTTCATCAAACTTTTTAAGCACGGCCAATTTGTTTGGCAATTCAAGTGGCGTTCGGGTGTCGGAAAAATCATCAATTGGTTTAACCGCAGTGTGGGCGGCAATCCGATTATTAAGTGAAACAATTGCGTCCCTTCCCCTTAATTTATACCGATTGGAAAAAGACGGGTCAAAATTCATTGACTTATCAAATCCATTGAACAATTTAGTTTCAAAAAATCCGTCCCCGAACTACACGAAATATAATTTCATTGAAACAATGATGTCCCATTTGTTATTGTGGGGAAATGCTTATGCGTATATACACAGAAATGGCGGTGCAAGACCGATTGAACTTGTAATTTTAGACCCCGAAAATGTGGAACCATTTAAATCTGACGAAGACGGTTTGACATATTACAAAATAAAAGATTCTAAAATTTGCAGTTCAAAAGAAATATTGCATTTTGTTGGATTCTCATTTGACGGAATCAAAGGAAAATCACCGATTCAAGCGTGTCAACAAGCGTTGGGAATTGGAATGGCGTCCCAAGAATTCGGGGCCAATTTTTTTGGACGTGGTGCAAACTTGTCGGGAATATTAGAACACCCCGCACGATTATCCGACGACGCGGCAAACAGGTTGCGGGAATCATGGAACACCCGTTTTTCTGGAATCCATAATTCACATCAAACGGCAATATTAGAAGAAGGGGTCAAATTCAAACCAATTGGCATGCCCCTTGCGGACGCACAGTTCATTGAAACAAGACGTTTCAGCACCGAAGAAGTGGCCCGAATATTTAGGGTCCCGAATCATTTAATAAACGATTTAACGTCGGCAACATATTCCAATATTGAACAACAATCGTTGGAATTTACAAAATACAGTTTGACACCGTATTTGGTAAACTTGGAACAAGAAATGAATCGGAAGTTGTTGTCCGAAACAACAAATCAATTTTTTAAATTTAGAACAAACGAATTGTTGCGGTCCGACGCAAATTCCCGTGCGGACTATTACACAAAATTATTTGGAATTGGTGTTTTATCACCGAATGATATTCGCAAGGCCGAAGACATGAACACAATTGAAAATGGCGACGAACATTTTGTTCCGTTAAATTTGGGCGGGTTGGAAAATCAAAATAATAATATTAAAGAAAATAACAATGGCGAATAAAATAAAAAATGAAGGCATTGAAAGACGTAATTTTAACACTTCCGAAATTCGTGTTGATAATGAAGACACACGCGAGGTTGTGGGATATGCAAGCGTTTTCAATTCATTAAGTGAAAATTTGGGCGGATTCCGTGAAGTAATACACCGAAACGCATTTGACGACGTTCTTGAAAATGGAACCGACACACGTGCATTATTTAATCATGACCCCAATTTAATATTGGGACGTACAACGGCGGGAACACTTAATTTGTCAGTTGACGAAAATGGTTTGCAATATAGATTCACGGCACCAAATACAACATACGCAAATGATTTATTGGAATCATTAAAGCGTGGCGACGTTTCGCAATCAAGTTTTGGTTTTATCGTTGAGGACGATTCATGGGACCAAGACGACGAAGGACGAACAATAAGAACAATTAAAAAAGTTTCAAAATTATTGGACGTTTCGCCCGTAAGTTTCCCCGCATATCCTGAAAGTAGTGCGGAAACACAAAAAAGATTTATGTCATTCCGAACGGAACTTGACAAAAAAGAATATAAAAAACAAGACAAAGACAATATCCGAAGGGGAATATTAAACAAAAAATTAACATTAATCAAATTAAAAAAATAAACAAATGGATTCATTTAAATTAAAAGAGGAAAGAGCCGTTTTTGTTGATAATATGTCGGCAATCCTTGAAAACGCAGAATCAGAAAACCGCGATTTGACCGAAGACGAACAAAGTCAATGGGACGGATTCAATGCACAAGTTGAATCAATAGACAAAAAAATTACTATTGCCGAAAGACAAGAGGAATTGAACAAATCTATTGCGGCGAATATTAGTGCGGCGGCACCTAAAAAAGAAATCAAAGAATTAAGAAATTATTCATTTCAAGACGCAATGAAACAATCAGTTTCGGGCAATTTGACGGGTCTTGTGAAGGAAATGGACCAAGAAGCAAGAGCAATGCACCCAAATCAAGCATTTAGAGGAATTGCAATTCCTTCGTCTGTGCTTGAACACAGAACGGCGGACATCACAACCGCAGGAAGTGCAGGGACGGAAGTAATGTCATTTACTGACCAACTTGAAGCAAATCTTGTTTTAGCAAGTGCGGGTGCGAATTTTTATTCGGGCGTTAATGATATGAAATTCCCCGTTGTTTCGGGCATAACTTCGGCATGGGTTGTTGAAGATGGTTCGGGCGGAGACGCGGGACAATCTGGTGCAACAAGTTCGTTGACACTATCACCGAAAAAACTTATTTCAGTTGTTGAAATGTCGGCGGAATCAATGACACAAAACGCGGGATTAGAAGGTGTAATCCGTAGAAACATGGCGGCAAGTGTTGCGTCAACATTAGAAAACGCATTATTGACGGCGGGTGCGGACGACACAAATGCACCACAATCAATGTTCACAGACGCGGCGGCGGGTGCAACGGGTGTTTTAAACACGGACTTCATTAATCTTGAAGCGACGGTCCTTGGAAACAATGTTCCATTAGAAGGTGCAAGAATGGCGTATATATTTGACAAAGACGCATATTCGTCAATTAGAGCATTATTACAAACGACGGGTGTTGCGGCATTATGGGACCCAGCAACAAAAATGTTGAACAATTACTTCGGTTTCTTTTCAACAAATGTTGGAAATGGTGGAACGGCGAACAAGGCACACGCATTGTTTGGTGATTTTTCAAAAGTGCATATCGCACAATTTGGTGGTTTAGATATATTATTTGACCCATACACAAAATCAAGACAAGGTGTCGGAAGTTTGGTTTGTACTTCGTTAGTTGACGGAAATGCAGTTCAAAACGACGTTGCGTTTGCAAGTTTAATTGAAGCATAATTCAATTATTTAGTTTTTATTTTTAAAATCGGGGTGGGTTTTTCCCGCCCCTTTTTTTTTTAAAAATCCCACGATCAAATTATCACACAATTAACAGATATAAAAAACAAAAAAAACAACCATGATTCGTTTAAATTTAGAAACATCACCAACGGCAACGGATTTGATTTCTGTTGCAACGGCAAAAGAATTTTTAAGAGTGACACACACGGCGGACGACACACTTATTGGAACCCTCATTGCGGCGTCAATTGAAGTGGCCCAAAATTTCACCAACACAAAATTTTTGGAATATGAATATAAATTATCAATGGCGACATGGGACGACGTTTATGCGTCAAACGCATACGGTGGTTATTTATACCGCGACGTTGCGACGAATTTAAGTTCGTATGGTGGTTATTATAGCAAATGGACGGGATTGCAACAAATTGTCCTTCCTTATCCGCCATTAATTTCAATCACACATTTAAAATATTACGATACAACAAACACACAACAAACATGGGATTCGGCAAATTATAATGTCGGAACATTTATAAATCAAAAAGGGTTCATTGAAATTAAAGACGGAATCAACACGCCCGACGTTTCAAAACG